TTTGTCTGGCGCAGTTAATAATAGCGCCACAGCATGTACAGTTCAAATTTCAACTGCTGCCTCGGACGGAAGCACTACTGGTGCTAGCGGCGTATCCTATATTCTCTGGGGCGCTCAACTCATTGTCACCAACAGCCTGCTTAGCAACGCATACCAGCGCATTGCCGCTGCGACGGACTACGACACTGCGGGCTTCCTGCCGTATCTGGCGTTTGACGGCACCGATGACTCGCTGCTGACCAACAGCGTGGACTTCTCCGCGACGGACAAAATGACGGTCTGGGCGGGGGTGAGGAAGTTGAGTGATGCGGCACGGGGCATGCTGGTCGAGTTGAACACGGGCGCAACCGATACCGGCATTTTCAACATCAATGCGCCCAACGCCTCTCTAGGAAATTTTAGTTTTGTGTCTGCTGGAGGTACTGTCGCCAGCGCAGTCGCGACCATAGCTGCACCGGCAACTCAAGTGCTGACTGGCATTGGCGACATCAACGCGCCGCTGGCAGTCATCAGAACCAACGGCGCGCAGGCCGCTGCGGTGACTACCTCGCAAGGGTCTGGCAACTACCTTAACGCAGCGCTGTACATCGGTCGCCGTGGTGGGGCTTCACTGCCATTTAACGGCAACCTGTACAGCCTCATCATCCGAGGCGCACAGTCCAACGCCAGTCAGATCAGCGCGACTGAAAGCTGGGTAGCACAGAAGACGGGGGTGACACTGTGAGCGACATCTTCCGTTCAATGGTGATTCCAGCCGCGCAGGTCGCGCTGGCCCGTGAGATTGCCGTCACGCTGGACCCGGCGCACAACGCCAACATGTGGATCACGCCGCTGAGCCCCACAGGCACCGAGCCTGCCACGCACTTCGTCTCCTCCGGGCAGATTCCTGATGCCTTTGCCAGCATGGTGCCGTGCGTGTTCTGGGCGTGGCAGGACGATGCCTGGGTGGAGACGGACGCCTATCCGGGTGACCCCATCACGGTCTACGAGGCTTGCAGCGCTCAGGGCATGACGGTGACGCAGGACGAGATTGACGACCTGTTTGCCGAGGCCGATGTGAGCGACCAAGAGCCGTTTGTGGCGATGGGCCGCATGGGGCTGCAGATGGTGCAGGAGACGCTATGAGCGTGCCCACTACTGAGCCCGACATCATCGTCGCTGGCGACACCGCCAAGTGGCAGCGTTCGCTGGAGGACTACCCCGCCAATCAGAGCTGGGTGCTCACCTACACGCTGGTCAGCACCGCGCAACGCTACACCTTCAGCGCCGCCGCTAGCGGCGCCGACCATCTGGTCACCGTCGCCGCGGCCACAACCGCCACCTGGGTGGCCGGCACCTACACCTGGCGCGCTCAGGTCTCCAAGGCCGGCGAGGTCTACACGGTGGGCACCGGCTCACTGCGCGTGCGCCCGAGCTTTGCCACCGCCACCGATGGCCGCAGCCACGCTCGCAAGACGTTGGAGGCCATCGAGGCTGTCATAGAGGGCCGCGCCAACAGTGAGGTCAGCTACTACATGATCGGCAATCGCCAGCTGCGCTACATGACGCCGGCCGAGCTGCTCACCCTGCGCGACCGCTACCGCGCCGAAGTCGCCCGCGAAGACGCCGCCCAGCGCGTCAGCGCCGGCCTGCCCGACCAGCGCCGCGTGTACGTGCGCTTCCAACAGTAAAGGTTCCCCATGGCCGCAGCACGTCCCGGTCTGGCGCAGCGGCTGCGCTCAAGCCTCGCCCGTCTGATCGACCGCCGCACTCCGCCCGTGGCCCTGCGGCGCTTTGACGCCGCGCGCATAGACCGTCTCACCGGCAACTGGCTAAGCACCAGCGCCAGCATCAACGAAGAACTGCGCACCGATCTGGACAAACTTCGCATGCGCGGGCGTGATCTGGTGAAGAACAACGACTACGCCCGCAAGTTCGTTGGCATGTGCCAAACCAACATCGTGGGCCCTGACGGCTTCAAGCTGCAGGCCCGCGTGGAAAACCGCCCCGACGTGCCTGACGGCCTGGCCAACAAGGCCATCGAGTCCGCCTTCGCCGAATGGGCTCAAGCCTGTGACATCACCCGCACCATGAGCCTGCGCGACGTGTGCGACACGCTCATCGGCGGCCTGCCCAGCGACGGCGAGTTTCTTGCTCGCTTCATCCGCGGCCCTGACGCCGGCAACCGATTCAACTTTGCCATCCAGCTCATCGATGTAGACCGCATCGACACCAGCTACAACACCGCGGCCACCGGCAGCGGCAATCGCATCACTATGGGCGTGGAGCGCGACACGTTCGGCCGCCCGCTGGCGCTGCACCTTTTCGATGGCCACCCCAACGACGGCCCCTACACCAGCCGCACCCGCATCCGCGTCAGCACCAACGAGGTGCTGCACCGCTTCAAAGTTGGCACCCCAGGCCAGGCCCGCGGCGTGCCGTGGATGGCCCCGGGAATGCTGAGCCTGCATCACCTGGGCGCCTTCAAGCTGGCCGCGCTTCTGGCCGCCGAGCACGGCGCCAACCACTTTGGGTTTTTCACCAGCCCCGACGGCATCAGCCCCGTGGGCGCGGCCGACGAAACCGGGCAGCCCATCACCACCACCCAGCCCGGCACCTTTGACACCCTGCCCGCAGGCGTGAGCTTCACGCCCTTCGAGAGCCGTTACCCCGACAACAACTTTGGCCCCTTCGTCAAAACCACGCTGCAGCGCATCGCCAGCGGCTGGGGCGTGGCCTACCACAGCCTGGCCAATGACCTCGAGGGCGTGAGCTTCAGCAGCATCCGCAGCGGCACGCTCGAAGAGCGCGACCGCTGGGCCGCCGACCAGGCCTGGTTTATCAACGCCTTCCTCGAGCCGCTCTACACCACCTGGCTGCAGCAGGCCCTGCTCAGCGGCGCCATCGTGCTGCCGGGCGGCAGCGCCCTGCCAGCCTCCAAGATAGACAAGTTTGCGCCACACGAGTGGCAGGGCCGCCGCTGGGAATGGGTGGACCCGAAGTCCGACATGGAAGCCAAGATCCTGAGCGTGCGCGCCGGCCTCATCGCCCCGCAAGACCTGGCCGCGCAGATGGGCTACGACTTTGACGCCACGCTCGGCAAGATCGCCGCCGCGCAAAAGCTCGCCGCCGACTATGGCGTCACGATGCACGCCTACGAGGCCACGCCTGGCGCCACCACTGCAGGCTCACCGGCCGCCGAGGCCCCGCAGCGGGAGCTGCAGGCGCTAGAGGCCGTCACTCGCTCCCTGGCCGCCGTCACCGAGCGCGCCACCGCCCCGCAGCGCATTGACCTGCGGTTGGAGCAGGCGCCGGCCGTGGTGCACGTTTCTGCGCCCATCAACGTCGAGGCCGTCATGCCTGGGTAGAGGTGACATTCAGGGGTGGAAATGTCACCCCCCCGTGCGGCCCAATGCCAACATGAGCCGCGACACCACCATCCCCGAGGCCCTGCGCAAACAGCTGCAGACAGGCTCCCTGCACCGCGCCTTCAGCGTCGAACGCCGCGCTGTGGACGAAGCTACCCGCACCGCCACCCTGGCCTTCGCCAGCGAGACGCCTTACCAGCGTTTTTGGGGCGTGGAGATCCTGGACTGCACAGCGCCCGCCATCCGCATGGGCCGCCTGAACAGCGGCGCCAACCTGCTGGTGGACCACGACACGCGCGACGTCGTAGGGGTGGTGGAGTCCATCACGCTGGCCGCTGACAAAGTGGCCCGCGCCGTCGTGCGCTTTGGCCGCAGCGCCCGCGCTGAAGAAGTCTGGCGCGACGTTGTCGACGGCATTCGCCGCAACGTCAGCGTCGGCTACATGATCCACAAGGCTCAGCTGGTCGAGACCAAGGATGGCATTGAAACCTTCCGCGTCACCGACTGGGAGCCCTTTGAAGTTTCTCTCGTCTCCGTGCCCGCCGACGCCAGTGTCGGCGTGGGCCGCAGCCTCGAGACCGTCACGGTCCAAGTGATGGTCAGCGGCAGCCAGGACGACGAAGAAGACCCGGCCGCCGACGCGGCCGAGGACGCCAGCGAACAAACCGCCGGCACCTCCGCCACCGCCGCCCCGGCGGCCGACCGTTCCATCCCTCAGCCCATCACCTCCACGAGGACCACCATGCAAGTCGAAACCGTTGAGCAGCGCAACCACGCCGCCGAGATCTCCAAGCTGGCCGCCAGCATCCAGGGCGCCGGCGAGCTGGCGCTCAAGTCCATCCAGGCCGGCCACACGGTCGAGCAGTTCCAGGCCGAAGTGCTGCGCACCATGGCCAACAAGCCCATGCCCACGCCCGACATCGGCCTCACACACAAGGAAGCCCAGCGCTACAGCATCACCCGCGCCATTCGCGCCCTGGTGGACCGCGACTGGACGGGTGCCGGCTTCGAGCGCGAGTGCAACCTGGCGATCTTGAAGCGCTCCGGCGTCGGTGAGGCCCCCAACGGCGGGTTCTTCGTCCCGTATGAGGTGCAAAAGCGTGACCTGACAGCCGGCACCGGCTCGCAAGGCGGCTTCCTGGTGCAGACCGACAACCTGGGCAACAGCTTCATTGATCTGCTGCGCAACCGCACCGTCGTGGGCCAGCTCGGCGCCACGGTGCTCAGCGGCCTGCAGGGCAACGTCACCATCCCGCGCCAGAGCTCGGCCAACACCGCCATGTGGCTGACCAATGAAGCCACGGGCATCACCGAGACCAACGCTGCCTTCGGTCAGGTCGCGCTTAGCCCCAAGCACGTTGGCGCGTACCAGGAGATCAGCCGCCAGCTGCTGATGCAGTCCAGCCCATCGGTTGACATGCTGGTGATGAACGACCTGGCCCGGGTGGTGGCCATTGCCATTGACTTGGCCGCGCTGGAAGGTTCGGGCAACTCGGGCCAGCCCACGGGCATCGCCTCCACCGCCAGCATCGGATCGGTCACGGGCACCTCGTTGGCCTACGCCGGCATCCTGGAGTTCCAGACTGACGTGGCGGGCGGCAACGCCCTGGCTGAGAACTGCGCCTATGTCACCACGCCATCTGTGGCCGCCCTGCTGTCCGCCCGCCAGCGCTTCAGCAGCACCGACACGCCGCTGTGGGAAGGCAACCTGCTGGACGGCCGCGTTAGCGGCTTCCGCGCCGTGAGCTCGCTGCAGCTCACCGCCGCCAGCATGATCTTCGGCGACTTCAGCCAGGTGATCATCGCCGACTGGGGCATGCTGGAAATTGCAATGAACCCGTATGCGAATTTCCAAGCCGCGATCACCGGCATCCGCGCCATCCAGACCTGCGACGTGGGCGTGCGCTACGCCGCCGCCTTCAGCCGCGCCACCAGCATCACCTGATGAGCCAGGGCTCGCGCCGCAAGGCGCGGGCCCAGCCGCAGCGCCATGAAGACCCAACCGTCCGCCCTTGTCAACCTGCAGGTGCTGCGCGCCTTCTGGCTGGATGGCGCCGTGCAGCCGGTGGGGGCTTTTCTCCAGGCTCCGGCTGGCCTGGCCGCCGAGCTGCTGAACGCGCACAAAGCGCGCCTGGCGCCTGAGCCCAATGCGGCCCAGGCTCAGGCCACTACCGACAACTCCCCCAAGGCGGCAGCACCCACGCGCCGCAGGAGCAACACATGAGCCAGTTCAACTTCCCCAGCGCTGCCACCGCCGAAGTGCTGCTCGCATCGCAAAGCGCGGCCAGCACCGTCACCGGCACGGGCATCGACCTGCGCGACTACGAGGGGCCGATTTTGATCACTCAAAACGGTGGCGCAGGCACCGGCACCCTGGACGGCAAGATCCAGGATTCAGCCGACAACACCACGTTTGCCGATGTCTCAGGCTTGACGTTCGCGCAAAAAGGCACTGGCGCAGCCACCACAGTGCTGGCGGTGCAGTCCAAGCAGGTGCGGCGCTACATCCGCTACGTCGGCACCATCGTCACCGGCCCGCAGCTGGTAAGCGTGACGGCGGTAGGCGTCAAGAAGATCGTCTGACGATCAAGCTGCACATCAGGCCGCCACCATGCAGCTCGTCGAAAACTTCGCCGCCTTCACGGCCGACTTCGGTGTGTCCTGCACCGTGGCCGGCCAGGCGGTGCAGGCCATATTCGACAACGGCTTTGCCATGGGCGACGTTGGCCTGGGCATGGCGGGCACGCAACCCATGCTGACGCTGCCCACCACGCTCGTGCCTGCCTCACCCGTAGGCGTGGCCGCAGTGGTCAACGCCACCAACTACCTGGTGGCAGCCCATGAGCCTGACGGCACCGGCATGAGCCGGCTGCTGCTGGAGCGCGCCTGATGAGCGCCCACCTGGCCATCCAGCAGGCCATCGTGGCCGCGCTCACTGCCGCACCCGCCCTGGCCAGCGGCAACGTGCGGGCCAACGCCACGCGCCCCGTGGCCGCGGCCAGCGGCCAGGGTGTGGTGGTGCGCCTGGCGCAAACGCGCGCCGCCACGCCGCAGCTGCTGGGCGGCCCGTATGACTGGACCACCCGCTACGAGGTCGAGTGCCTGGCGCGCAGCGCTACCGGCACCGCAGACCCCGTGGCTGCCGTGGACACGCTGCTGGAATCCGTCTGGTCCCGTCTGTCGGCGCTCAACACCACCGGCTTGGGCGTGGTGGACGTGCGCATGCAGCCCGCCATCGACTGGCAGCTTGACGACAACGAAACCCCGGTGGCCGCCGCCACCGTGTACCTGCTTGTAAACCACCGCACGGCCAGCACCACGCTGGCCGCGCAGAACTGACCCCGGAGCGATCTGACCATGCCCCAGACACCCGCCACTTTCGCGCCTGCTGCGCCTGCCGCACCAGTCGGCACCCCGCCTGGCGGTGGCTGCTGGACCTGGAGCGGCAGCGCCTGGATGCCCCTGCCCGAAACCGACGAGGCCGCCGCCCCCGCAGCAGCCCCCACCCCCACCGCACTACAGGAGTAAGCCGCCGTGCCTCGCCTCATCCGCAAAACCGCCATCCTGGCCAAGGTGGAAGCCACCTACGGCGTTGACTCTGTGCCCACCGGCGCGGCCAACGCCATCCTGGTGTCTAACGCCAGCTTCAACCTCTCGTACAACAACGTCGAGCGCAACTTCATCCGCCCATACTTTGGCGGTGGCGGCCAGCTGGCCGGCACACGCTTTGTGGAGTGCAGCTTCGAGGTCGAGCTGGCCAACAGCGGCACCGCCGGCACCGCACCGGCCTGGGCGCCACTGCTGCGCGCCTGCGGCATGGCTGAGAGCGTGCTGGCCACGCCGGCCCGCGTGGAGTACACGCCCGTCTCGGCCACTTTCACCAGCCTGACCATTTACTACCACATCGACGGCGTGCGCCGCGTGGCCACCGGCTGCATGGGCAACGTGGAAATCATGCTCAACGAGGGCGCCGCGCCCATGATGCGCTTCACTTTTGCCGGCCTGGACGGCGGGCGCACCGCCACGGCAGACCCCAGCGTCACCCTCACCGCCTTCCGCACCCCGCAAGTGGTGTCTGACGTGAACAGCGGCGACATCAATCTGGGCTGCAGCTACAGCGCCGGGGCTCTGGCCAGCGGCACGGTGTACCCGTCTCGCGGCCTGAGCATCAACCTGCAAAACACCGTCAGCCGCAAGGCCGTGCTGGGCGGGCAGTCCGTTGCGATCTCTGACCGCAACGTGCAGGGCAGCATGCAGCTGGACCTCACCGCCGCGCAGGAGGTGTCGTTCCTCACCGACATCAACGCCAACACCACCACCACGCTGGGCTTCACGCACAGCACCGGCGCGGGCGTGGGCATCATCGTGCACGCCCCGCAGGTGCAGCGCATCGACCCGAGTGACACCGAGTACGAGGGCGACATTCACATGGGGCAGAACCTGCGCTTCACGCCCACCACCGCTGGCAACGACGAGCTGCGGCTCGTCTGCCTGTAAAGGGGTGCTGGCATGAGTTTTCGTCTGGTTGTCTCTGACACCGTCAGCGTGCCCGTGGCCGGGCGCCTGCCGGATGCCGCGGGCCGCGCCATGCCCTTCAGCTTCACGCTGACGGCCCGGCGTTTGCCCGCCACCGAGCTGCGCCTGGCCATCGAAAACAACGACCGCACCGTGCCTGAGTTTTTGGACTCGGTGGTGGTTGGCTGGTCCGGCGTGCAAGACGATAACGGCGTGGAGCTGCCCTTCAGCGGCTCGGCGCTGCATTCGCTGCTGGACATCGTCGGCATGGCTGGCCTGGTTCTCAAGGCCTACATCGAGGCCTGCGGCGCCAAGGGCAAGGAAAAAAACTGAGGGAGGCGGCGCGCCTGCTTGCGCGCGGTGAACTCACCCGTGGATCTGATGATGACGCGCCGCCCACCCATGACGACCCAGAAGACGAGTCGGCTGCAGCCCTGGCGGCCTTTGGCCTCGTGGCGGTGGATGACGCCGCCGCGGCGCACAAGCCGCGCGTCTTTTACCTGTGGGCCGAGCATCAGGATGTGCTGGCCGTTTGGCTGGCCTGCCGCACCCAGTGGCGCACGGGCTTTGCCGGCGCTATCGGCCTGGATTACGCGGGCGTGGATGCGCTGCTGCGCATGCGCCGCCTCGTGCCGCGTGCCCGCGTGCCCGAGGTCATCGCCGACCTTCAGGTCATGGAAGCCGAAACCCTGGTCGAGTGGACCCGCCAGCGCCGCGCCGATGAGCAGCGCGCGCGCCGCCACTGAAGCTCTCGGGGCGCACTGATGGCCATCAGCGACATCGGCATCAAGCTCAGCCTGGAGGGCGTCAGCAGCGTCCAGGGCGGGCTGTCCCAAGTCACCAGCAAGCTGGGCGACATGGACAGCGCCACCCTCAAGGTGGGCGACGCCCTCAAGGGCATGGGCCTGGCGGCAGTGGCCGCGCTGGGCGTTGGCAGCCTGGCCGCCGTGACCAGCATGGTCAAGGGCTACATCGACGCCGCCGAGGGCCTCAAGGATCTGGGCATCAAGACTGGCGCCACGGTGGAAAGCCTCAGCGCCTTCGCCTCGATCGGCAAGCTCACCGGCACCACGGCCGAGACCATCGGCCAGGCCATGAACAAGCTGGCCAAGAACATGGCCGGCTCCACCGAGGAAAGCAAGGGCGCCGCCGCAGCGCTCAAGGCCCTGGGCCTGGACTTCAACGCCTTCAACGCGATGCGGCCCGAAGACAAGATGCTGGCGCTGGCCAAGGCCATGAACCAGTTTGAAGACGGCTCGGCCAAGAGCGCCGTGGCCATGACGCTGATGGGCAAGAGCGGCGCCGATCTGCTGCCCTTCATGCGCGACCTGGGCAACACCGGCGAGCTGGTGGCCAAGGTCACGGCAGAGCAGGCCGAGATGGCCGACCAATACAACGACGCCATGACCGTGGCGGCAGAGCGCACCGAGGACCTGAAGCGCTCCCTGGCCCTGGGCCTGCTGCCCGGAATGATTGCGCTGTACGACCTGACGCAGCTGCTGGGCGGCGCTATCCGCGACTATCTGGCCGGCGGCGCTGCACAAGCCACTGGGCAATTCGACGTCATGCGTGGCGTCATCCGCACCGTGGGCACCGTGCTGGAGGCGCTGATCGTTCTGGCCTCAGACGTGGCGTTTGTCTTCAAGTCCGTGGGCCGCGAAATCGGCGGCATCGTGGCGCAGTTTTCGGCCCTGGGCGAAGGCGGCGGCATCTTCTCCGCCGAAGGCCGCGCCGGCTGGACCCGCGTGGGCGAGATGATCAAGGCCGACGCGCAAAGCGGGCGCGAGGAGCTGGACAGGTTCCAGGCTTCTATCCTGGGCATGACTGACCGCATCTTGCAGCAGCGTGACGCGCTGAACAACCACAGCCTGTCATCGGCGGAGAACCGCAACGAGCTGGACCGCCTGGGCAAGCAGCACGGCGTGACCGGCCAAAAAACCCTTGAATTCAGCGCCGCCACCAAGCAGGCCAAGGAGTCCGTCGACCAAGCCGCCAAGGCTGGGCAGGACTACCTGGCGAGCCTGAACGCGCAGTTTGCGGCGATGAATCAGCAGATCAGCCTGGGCCGCGAGCTGACCAAGACCGAAAGCGAGATCCTCAAGCTCGAAGAAGAGGTGCGCGCTGGCAAGAAGAAGCTCACCGACCAGGAGCTGGAATCCGCCCGCGCCAAGCTGCTGGAAATGGACGCCATGCGCGAGCAGGTGGCGCAGATCAAAGAGGGCGAGAAGGCCACGCTGGCGGCCATTGCGGCGCGCGAGAAGGAATACGCCGCCGCGCTGCAGATCACTGAAAACCTGCGAGAGCAGGTGCTGGCGCAGGAAGCCGCCAACCTCACCGCGCAGACCGGCGTCGACTACACCGGCCAGCTCACAGTGGCCAAGCTGCGCGACGCCGCCGCCACCGCCGACCGCAACGCCATCCTGGCCATGGAGCGTCAGGAAAACGACGTGCTGGCTGACCAGTACCGCCAGCAGGCGGCCGGCTTGCGCGCCCTGGCCGACGCCAAGGAGCAAGGCATTCACATCAAGGCCGCCCAGGAGGCCAACGCCGAATGGGGGCGCGTCACCGACAGCATCAACAACGGCCTGACCGATGCGCTCATGCGCGCCTTCGAGTCGGGCAAAGGGTTCTTTGAGGCCTTCAAGTCCACCCTGGTCAACGCCTTCAAGAGCATGGTGTTGCAGCCCACCATCAAGGCCATCCTGGCGCCCGTCAGCGGGGCCATCGGCAGCATGTTGGGGTTTGGCAATGCGGCCGCTTCGACAGGAGCCGCAGGCAGCGCTGGCGCAGGCTTCGGGTCGCTGCTGTCCAGCGGCATGAACTTCTTGAGCGGCGGCACCATCAATGGCGCCGCGCTCAACCTGGTGAACTCCGGCCTGGGCCAGACGCTGGGCCTGAGCAGCCTGCAGAACATCGGCGGCAACATGATCGCCGGGCCCACGGGCCTGGGCAGCATGCTCGGCTCGGGCATGGGCATGCTGGGCAACGGCTTTGCGGGCTACGGCATCAGCAAGGCCCTGTCTGGCGGCTACAGCGCTGGCGGGGCGGTCAACACCATCGCGGGCATCGCCAGCGCCATTCCCGGCATCGGCCCGATTGCCGGCGTGGTCGGTGGCCTGGTCAACCGCGCCTTCGGCATGAAGGCCAAGGAGATGAAGGACGCCGGCATCGAGGGCACGATCAGCGGCGGCGATGCCACGGGCAAGCGCTACCAGGATTGGTTCCAGAAGGGCGGCTGGTTCCGCTCAAACAAGTCGGGCACGGAGTTTTCCGAGCTAGGCGATTCGCTGTCGGCCGCGCTCGACTTCGGCGCCAAGGGCGTGCTCGAGCAGACCAAGGCGTGGGCGGCTGCGCTCAAGCTGCCGGCGGCCACGTTGTCCGAGGTCACCACGTCGTTCAAGGCCAAGCTGACCGGCGACGCGGCGGAGGACCAGAAGGCGATCGACCTCATCTTCCAGACGTACCAGGACGCGCTGGCCGGCAAGTTCGAGGCCGTCATCGCACCGTTCCAGCAGGCTGGCGAGACCATCGCCGACACGATGCAGCGGCTCGTGGCGCTGTCGCAAGTGAGCGAGTCGCTCAACACCTTGGGCGGGGTGTTCTCCAAGATCGCCACGTCGTCCATCGAAGCCCGCGAAAACATCATTGCGCTGGCCGGCGGCATCGAGAACCTGATGGCCATCTCGGGCCAGTTTGTGGCCGACTACTACACGGCCCAGGAGCAAATCGGCCTGACCGCCAAGGGGCTCAAGGAGCAGCTGGAGGCGGCCGGCGTCACGGCGGCGGGCGACCTGTCCAACAAGGAGGAATTCCGCAAGCTGGTGGAGTCGGTGGACGTGTCCACCACCCAGGGCCAGGAGCTGGTGGTCACGCTGCTGCAGCTGGCGCCCGAGTTTGCCCGGCTGACCGAGGCGCTCAAGACAGCCGACATCGAGGGCTCGCTGGCCGAGCTGGCCGACAAGGCGCCCAACACCGCTGTGCTCGACAGCCTGCTGCCCGAGGCGCAAAGCACCACAGCCGCGATTGGCGATGTGGCCGAGCAGATCAAGGCCGGCAACGACACCCTGGCCAAAATCGAAAAAGCCATCAGCGACGGCAACTTGAGTATCGCCACCGGGCTGGCCGCGCTGGCCGTGGCCACGCAGAACGTGGCCAACCTGCAGGCCCAGGTTGCGGCCAACACGGCGGCTACTGCCAGCAACACCGGCAACAGCGCAACCAGCGCGGCGTTGGCTGACTCGTCGCCGACCTACTCGGTGGACGTTGGCAGCAACAGCTTCCGAGTGACCACCACGATGGCGGTGAATTGACATGCTGATCGTCACCGCCGAGATCACCGCCTACGACACCGCCATCCCCGGCGAGGTCACGCTGCGCTACTCCACGCACGGCTACGTCAGCGGGCCGACCGAGAGCCCGGCTAACACCTACTGGGACAACCGCATCATCCAGGGCGGGAACTTTCAGCGCACGATGTTCCAGAACCAGCAGACGTTTGGCCAGACGCAGCTCGGCTTCGGCGAGCTGGTCCTGGCCAACTTCGACGGCGGGCTCGATGCGCTGCTGAACTACAGCTTCGGCGGCCGGCGCATCGTCATCCGGCTGGCCGACGTGGTGGCCGGCGTGGTGCCGACCTGGACCGTCATCATCGACGGCCTTATCGAGCAGGCCGAGCTGTCCTGGCAGACGGTGCGCTTTCGGGTGCGCGACAAGCAGCTGGCCGTGGCCAAGCCCTTGCAGCAGGTGCGCTACGGCGGCACCAATGCGCTGCCGGCGGGCCTGGACGGCGTGGCGGGCGATCTCAAGGGCCGGCCCAAGCCGCTGATCTACGGGCAGGTCTTCAACGCGGCCGCGCCGTGCGTCAACACCACCCGCAAGATCTACCAACTGCACAGCGGATCTGCCCTGCAGTCGGTAGATGCTGTCTACAACCGGGGTGCGGCATTGACGGCGGGGGCGGTCTACACGTCCCAGGCCGACATGGAGACCGCCGCCCCGGCGGCGGGCCAGTACCGGGTCTGGAACGACGCCACAGCCGGCTGTTACGTGCGCCTGGCGGACAACACCCAGGGAACGCTCACGTTCGACGCCACGCAGGGCGCAGCCACGGCCAACCGCACCGCCGGGCAACTGTGGAGCCAGATCTTGCAAAAGGCCGGCGTGTCGGCCGGCGCGATCTCCTCGGCAGACATCACGGCGCTGGACACGGTGGCGCCCTACGCCTGCGGCATCTACGTCCCCGAAAGCCGCGACATGAGCGCCATCGAGGCCATCGACATGCTGTGCATGAGCGTGGGCGCGTGGTGGGGGGTGGACTCGGGCGGCACCTACCGCATCGCCCAGCTCGTGCTGCCCAACATCGCCAACAGCGTGACCACGCTGACCGCGGTCAACATCGTGAGCATTGATCGCGTGGCCAGCCGCGACGCGGGCGCGGGTATGCCGGCCTGGAAGATCAAGATGGGCTACCAGCGCATCTGGTTCACCCAGGACGATCTCACCAACGCGGTGACCGAGGTGCGCAAGGAGTTCCTGGCCAACGAGTACCGGCGCGTGGAGGCCAACGACAACGCCATCCTCACCGCCAACCCGACCAGCCCCGAGATCGAGATCAACACCGTGCTGGTGACGGAAGCCAACGCTTCCACAGAAGCGGCCCGGCGCCTGAGCATCTACAAGCAGCGCCGCGACTTCTATCAGGTCACGGTGCGGGTGGATGCCACCACGGCCCCGCTGCTCGACCTCGGCAGGACAGTCACTTTGCAAGTCAACCGATTCGGCATGAGCAGCGGCAAGGCCTTCGTCATCACTGGCATCCAGGCCGACCTGCGCCAGTACCTGTTCACGCTGACGCTTTGGGGCTGAGATGGCAAACGTCTTTCTGGCTTGGCAAAACCGCATCGACAGCGCCACGCTGTCCGGCGGCTCCTGGAGTGCCGGACTGCCGCTGGCCAACCTGCAAAACCCGATCATCCAGCGGGTGGCCCGCACGGCCAACGCCACCCTGGCGGCCACGCAGTTTCGCATCGACCTTGGCGCGGCCCGGCCCGTGGGCGTGGTGGCACTGCTGGCGCACACGATCAGCCAGTTCGGGCGAGTGCGCGTGTTCGGCTACGAGACCGCCGGCTACAGCACCGTCACCTACGACAGCGGCTGGCTCGACTGCTATCCGCCCGACACGTTGGCCATGGGCCAGCGCAACTGGGAGGACGACAACTTCTGGACGGGCGAGCTGACGGCGGGCGACCTTATCGGGTTGCAGAGCCCGTTCGTCCACGTCCTGCCGAGAGAACAGTTCCTGCGCTGGTGGGAGGTGGACATCGACGACACCACCAACGCGGCCGGCTGCATCGACATCGGGCGTTGCATCATCGCTCGCGGCTGGCGGCCCGGCACCAACTACGCCTACGGCGCTGAAATCAACTACTTCGACTCTTCGCCGTCTGTGACCACACTGTCGGGGACCATGTATTTCGATGCGCGACCCAAGGGCCGCATGTTCAGGTTTGCCATCGAAGAGATGACCACCACCGAGGCGTACAGCTTCGCGCTTGATCTGCAGCGCCAGGCCGGCCTGAACAACGAAGTGCTGCTGGTGCCGGACAGCGACGACACCGGGAACATTCCCCTGCGAGCCTTTGCCGGCCGCCTGACGGCGCTCAACGGCATCGGCGTGCCGGACCCGACGCGGTTCACCGGCAGCTTTGAACTGAAGGAGATCATCTGATGGCCAGCGTTACCTTTCCCGTCAACCTGGGCGGCAACGGCTCGACCGTCTCCGACGACAGCAACGCGAGCACCGGCCTTGCCAACGGCGGCCACCGCACCCGCTTCGTGCCTGCGCTGTCGCAGATGGTGGCGGTGGCAACCACCGTCGTGAACGTCGGCACCAGCGCGGTGAACGCCTCCACCAACGGCGGCACGTCGGTGACCTCGCTGCTGATCGGCACCGGCAGCAAGACGCTGACCACGCAGACCGGCAAGACGTGGTTCCTCGGGCAGTTCGTCATCATCGCCATGACGATGACCCCTTCGAACTTCATGATCGGCCAGATCACTGCCTACGACAGCGGCACGGGGGCCCTGACGGTCAACGTGACGGCCACGGGTGGCAGCGGCACCTATTCGACTTGGACAATCAGCGTGACCGCGCTGGCCACCGTGGCGCAGGACCTCTACGTCCCCGGCAAATTGAGCCAGGGTGTCGCCACCCCGCTGGCGGGCTTGCACACCTACAGCGCAATCTCGGGCGGCGCCCCGGCATCGTCGGGCAGCGCGGCTGACCCTAACGCGGTGGCCCGCTTCGGCGCGGCCAGCGTCGTGCTCGATGTCGGCGCCTACGCCTCGGGCGCCTTCTGGGTGCAGCCCCGAGCCAGCGCCAACTACGCCACCAACTACGACATCTACTGGGGGCCTAACGGCGGCTCGTCGTATTTCAAGTCGGTGCGCGAGACCAAGACCACGCCGTCGATCAGCGCCGGCACGCTGACGCTTGACTGTTCGGCCGGCTCGGTGTTCGCGGTGAGCCTGAACGCCAACATCACGACGCTGACGCTTTCCAACCCGCCGGTGGCCGGCTTCGGCTACACGATGCTGTTGCAGTTCACGGCGGACGGCACGGGGCGGACGGTGACGTGGCCGGCGGCGGTCAAGTGGGCCAACGCGGTGGCGCCAACGCTGACCAGCACGAACGGGAAGGTGGACATCTTTACCCTCACCACCCATGACGGCGGCACCAACTGGTACGCCTCGACTGTTGGGCAGAACTTCTGATGAGCACCAAACTGGCCGTGACTTCTGGCGGCGGCGGGGCGCTTGCCCCGGAGGACGTGTTTGCCGCCTGGACGCACACGGGCACTGGGGCCACGCAAAGCATTCAGAACGGCATCAACCTGTCGGGCTTTGGCGGGATGGTGTGGGTCAAGGGCAGATCAGGCACGCTGCGACATTCGATCACCGACACCGTGCGCGGCACCAACTCGCAGATCGCCACCGACAGCGGGTCGCTTTTCACCTACACGGACACAAACGCCATCACGGCCTTCAACACCAACGGGTTTACCGTCGGAGCCGACAGCACGGGCTTCGTCAACGGCAGCGCCGGAACCAGCTACGCCTCGTTGGCATTCCGCCGCGCCTCCAGATTTTTCGACATCGTGACCTACACGGGGACTGGGGCGGCTCGCACGATCGCGCACAACCTCGGCATCGCTCCAGGCTTCATCATGGTGAAACGCCTGGACGGCGCGGGCAACCCGTTTTGGGCGTTCCACGTCAGCGCCGGGGCCGGCAATTACCTCGACATCAACAGCAACACTGCGGCGACGGCGGATACCACTTTTTGGAACAACACCGCACCGACTGCAAGCGTTTTTTCCCTCGGCACCAGCGCCAACATCAACGCTTCTGGCGGCTCTTATGTCGCCTACCTGTTCGCGCACGACACGACAAGCAACGGCATCATCCAGTGCGGCACCTACACCGGGAACCAGACCAGCGGCGTGAACGTAACGCTGGGCTGGGAGCCACAATTCCTGCTTACCAAGTCCAACAACGGCGCCGTGTCGTGGGCGCTGACGGACATGCTGCGCGAGATGTCGATCACGGGAGCGGCAATGCTGCAACCCAACAACACCGACGCCGAAATCCTCCAGGCCGGGCAGGTGCGGGTCAGGCCAGACGGCTTTCGGCTGTTTGGCACCTCGAACAGCTACAACACCAACAGCGGCGTGCATTACTACGTCGCCATCCGGCGCCCCACTAAGCGCCCGCTGTCCGCCACTCAGGTCTTCTCTCCGCACACCTACACCGGCACGGCGGCGGCCCGCACCATCACCACGCCAGGGTTTGCGCCCGACTTGTTGCTTGGCCGCACGCCGTCGGCGGTCAACTATCAGACCGGATGGTTCGACCGGCTGCGCGGCCCGACAGTCGGGCTTAGCTCGACCCAGGTAAGTCAGCAGATCGCAAGCTCATCTACCCAGGATTTGACATCGTTGACGGTGCCGACCGGGTACGCGCTCGGTTCGGACTTCAACTGGCGATTGAACGGCTCAAGCGCGGCGCAGGTCGCTTATGCGTTCAAGCGTGCGCCCGGCTTCTTTGACGTGATGACGTACACGGGCACCGGGGTGGCGCAGGCCATTTCGCACGCCCTGGGCGCGATCCCGGAACTCATCATCGTCAAGGGCTACGACAACGCTAACGACTGGGCGGTCTACCACGCGAGCCTGGGCAACACGCAATATGCGTTGGTGAACTCAACCGCAGCAGCGGCGACTGCCTCCGTTTATTGGAACAACACCTCGCCTACCCTGACCCAGTTCACGGTTGGTACGGACCCCGACGTGAACGCCAACACCGGCAACTATGTGGCTTACCTGTTTGCCACGTCGCCTGGAATCAGCAAGGTCGGCACCTACACCGGCAACGGCACATCGCAGAACATCGACTGCGGCTTCAGCACGGGCGCCCGCTTCGTGATGGTCAAGCGCACCAGCGCCAACGGTCCCGCGACCAGCTCGCTGTCTAACGGCTGGAACGTGGCCGACACGGCGCGGGGCATTGGCGCATCAACAGAGCCCACGAACTCGCTCAACACGACCAACACCGACAGGACGCCCAACTGGCTCGGGTCGCTGGCTGCGGGGTTCACCGTGATTCAAGACGCCGACAATGATCTGAACGTGTCGGGCGCCACTTACATCTATCTCGCCATCGCTTGAGGACCGCACCATGTGGATCGACACCAGCAACAACGCTTACCCGCTGTCCGAGAACGACATCCGGGCGCTGATGCCCAACACCTCTTTCGCGCAGCCCTTCAGCCCGCCCGAGCCCTACGCCTGGGTCTTTCCGTCGCCGCAGCCGGCGCACGACAGCATCACCGAGGCCGTGCGCGAGATCGCGCCCGAGCTGGTGGAGGGCGTCTACGAGCAGCGGTGGGAGGTCTACGCGCTGTCCGAGGAACAGTCGGCGGCCAACCTCGCGGCGTTCAACAGGGCGCGGTTCAACCAGATCGTGGCCGAGGCCCAGGCCCGGCTCGACGCCTTCGCCCGCACCCGCAACTACGACGACATCAAGTCGGCCAGCGACTACGCCGGCTGTTCGGTGGATCGGTTCAACATCGAGGGCACCTACTGCCGCGACGTGCGGGCCCAGACCTGGGACGCGCTCTACGCCATGCTGGACGAGGTGAACGCGGGCACCCGGCCGATCCCGGCCAGCCTTGCCGAGATCGAGGGCGAGCTGCCGCCGTTGGTCTGGCCCACCTAATTCAATCCGACCCACCCCCGCCGCGCAGGAGGGCGCAGCCGTATGACAGACCAGCAAAGCTACACCGGCCCCGAGCGCCGCCAGGCCGCCCTCACTGAAGACCGCGTGCAGCTCATGATCTCCACCGCCCTCACCAACGCCATGCAGGCCCACGAGACCAAGATCATTGCGCACATGGACACCCAGTTTGCGGCGCTGCGGGCCACCTTTGCCTCGGCCTTCCCCGACGGTGACCCACACGGCCACCGCATGGCCCACGAGCGCAAGATCCGCGACGCTGACGGCTGGGCCAAGCTCAAGGCCGAGGTGCTGTCCAAGTTCCTGACGGCCGGCTTGTGGGTGGCCGCCGGCTGGCTGGCCCTGGCCGCGTGGGAGGCCTTCAAACACGAAGTCAGAAGGTAGGCTGCGCATGAACTTCGACACCGCGCTGGATCTTCTTCTTGGCCACGAGGGCGGCTACTCCAACCACGCGGCCGACCCCGGCGGAAAAACCCGCTTTGGCATCACCGAGGCCGTGGCCCGCCAGGCGGGCTACCAGGGCGACATGCGCGAGCTGCCGCTTGACTTGGCGAAAACCGTCTACCTCGACCGCTACTGGCGCCCCATCCGCGCCGACGATCTGCCGCCCGGTGTGCGCTACCTGATGTTTGACGCCGCCGTCAACAGCGGCCACCGCCAGGCCACGCTGTGGCTGCAGCGCGCTCTGGGCGTTGAGGCCGACGGCATCATCGGCCCACAAACCCTGGCCGCCGCCTACGCGCAGGACATGCGCACCCTTAAGCTCGGCCTACTCGCCCAGCGCCTGCGCTTCATGACCGGGCTGACCAACTGGCCCGCCTTCAGCCGCGGCTGGGCCCGCCGTATCGCTGACCTCATGGAGTCCTGAGTCATGCCCGACTTCGACTGGAAGAAGATCGTCGGCGCCGTAGCGCCTAGCCTGGCCACCGCCCTGGGCGGCCCGCTGGCCGGCGTGGCCGCTGCCGCGCTGTCTGACGCCCTGCTGGGCCGGCCCGACGGCAGCGAGGCCGACCTGGCCCAAGCCGTCACCCTGGGCGGCGCCGACGCCCTGGCCAAGCTCAAGGCCGCCGAGCAAGCCTTCCAAGTGCGCATGCGCGAGCTCGACATCGACCTCGAGCGCATCCACCAGGCCGACCGCGACGGCGCCCGCAACCGCGAGGCCTCCAGCGGCGACACCTGGACCCCGCGCCTGTTGGCCATCGGCATCACGGTGGGCTTCTTTGGGGTGCTGAGCTGGCTGCTGGCGCAAGGCAAGCCCGAGGCCGGCGGCGACGCCCTGCTGGTCATGCTGGGCGCCCTGGGCGGCGCCTGGGCAAGCGTGGTGGCCTACTACTTCGGCAGCTCGGCAGGGTCAGCCGCAAAGACCGCGCTCCTGGCCAAAAGCTAGCCTGACTGCTACCAAAAATGCTACCGCGTGAGTCCCTACGAGGGAATTCCGCGCATTGAACTACGGCGGGCTGCCCCGGAGCCTACCATGCTCTTCCTCTAGCACTTACCCTCCAACCAGCCCCACAATCCCCCCGTTTCCATCCCTCAGTGCTACCGAGTGCTATCGGTAGCACTTGGGTCAGCAAAGGCGGGGCGCTGTGGCTAGCATCATCGAGGTCAAGGGCAAGTGGCGGGCGCAGGTGCGGCGCAAGGGGCAGCCAGTCTACACGCGCACCTTCACCACCAAATCGGCGGCCGAGCGCTGGGCGCGGCAGCTGGAGGTGGACATCGATCGAGGGCAGGTGGGCGCAGGCTCGCCGGCGGCCGCCGTGAGCCGCGTGGTGCTGTTGGCTGACCTGATCAAGACCTACCGAGAGCTGCGCGACCAGGCGCGGCCCATCAGCGACAGTTCGACCGAGCACTACACGCTCAACCACCTGGACCACCACCTCGGCGCGCGTGATGTGCTGAGGCTGACCGCTCAGGACCTGGTGGGCTACTGCTCAGCCCGCAAAGACGAAGGCGCCGGGCCCTACACCTGCAACATGGACATCGGCAAGCTCGGCACCGTGCTGCGCTACGCGGCCCTGGCCAAGAAGCTCACGCTGCCTGATGTGGTGGGCCAGGCGCGGCCGCTGCTGTCACACCTGGGGCTGATTGGTGGCGGCGGCAAGCGCGAGCGCCGGCCGACCGAGGACGAGCTGCAGCGCCTGGTGGACTACCTGCAGGCGCAGCACGGTCAGGCCTTTGCCGACGTGGTGCGCTTTGCGGTGCTGACGGCCATGCGGCGCGGCGAGATCGTGCGCCTGCGCTGGGATGATGTGGATGAAGCCAAGCGCCTGGTACTGGTGCGTGACCGTAAGCACCCGCGGCGCAAGCTGGGCAACGACGAGTGGATCCCGCTACTGGGGGACGCCTGGACGCTGCTGCAGCGCCAGCCCCGCGAGGGTGAGCTGATCTTTCCGCTGCATGAGCAGACGCTGAGCAAGTATTTCCGCTGGGCCTGCCAGGCGCTGGCCATCCCGAACTTGCATTTTCATGACCTGCGGCATGAGGGCACCTCGCGCCTCTTTGAGGCCGGCTACGAGGTGCAGCAGGTGGCCCTGGTGACCGGCCACAAGGATTGGCGGCACCTTCGGCGGTACACCAACCTGCGGCCGGAAGATTTGCATCGTTAGTCTTCAATACTCCACGCCATCAAGCAAAAACTGATGACCGCAGTGCTCGCACGTCACTTCCCAGCCTGCGAGCTTGTCCCACTCATTTGTGAAGATGCGACGCGCAATGTCATGCTCGATGTCGTGCCCCGGCCTTGCCAAGTCGTTGTTGCATTCGCAATTCGGGCAGTCTACGTACAGGCTCCAGTCCAGCAGCGCGGTATTCAGGCGAATCATGGCTGCCCCTGTGCTTTGGCAATGGCAACACTGATCTCATACGCCGTTTCGCTGCACTCCAGAGTCTTACCATCAAAGGTCTTGACGAAGGAGCGAACGCCTTGCCACTGACTGGAGGCGCCGGCCTCAATGACGCGCGCAATGGCTTGCGGGTGAACGTATTGAACGCCCCCGTGATAGGGGTTTGTCAGGCGGATCATGGTGCAGTCCTCATCGAATGGCTGAAAGCCCACATCGCGCAGCGCGAGCAGGTAGTGGTCCGCAGGCCGCCTTCTTCCACGGGCTTGCCGTCCCAACGGTGCTCGCAGGGGCCGCCGCTGGTGCAGGCACAGTAGCAAGCGCCTGGGTTAAAGGTGGTCGTCAGTTCTTCGGGTTCGCAGTTGAATTCGGCAGCAATGCGCTGCGTTGCCTTTTTGAACGCCTCATTGCGCTGCGCTCGCAGGGCTTCAAAGTCGGTGGCTTCTGTACTCATGCTGCCACTTCCGCCACCGCCTCGCGGCACCTGTCCAAGTACGCATCCACGTCCCGGTAATCCGCCCAGCGCTTGCCCACGTCGCGGTAGGTGGGCACGGGGAAGCTGCCGTCGCTGATCTGGTTGTTGATGGTGTGCCGGGCCATGCCCAGCACCTGGCTCATCTGGTCCACGTTCAGGCGCGGGCCGTATTTGTCGAGCAGCCACGCTTGCGTCATCAGGCTCATGGTGTCGTCTCGGTGGGTTGGTGGTTGGTCTGCGATCAATGGATCCCGTGATGCGCTTCAGTCGCACGCACCAGCGCCACGCCGCGGTGGGCTCTGGCCAGCGTGCGGGCCTTGATCTCGGCCATGCGCTGCTGGCGACGGTAGAGCGGCTCCCAGCCGTCCTGGCGGAAAAGCTCGCCCTGCGCGGGCGTCAGCTGCACGTAGCGGTACCAGTTCGCGCCGGCCTGCAGCTTGCGCCAGGCGGCGGGCAGCTCGGGGTCGTCCATGCTGGTGCGCAGCTCAAGGGCCTTGCGCTGCAGCTCGTCGATCTGCGCCTGGATGCTGCTCAGGTCTTGTGTGGTGGTCATGGTGTGCTCTCTCCTCTTGCTCGTTGTTCTCAGTACCCGTGGGGGGTGCTGCCTTGCATCCACGGCGGGCGCTTGGGCAGCGGTGCCCAGCCCAGGTAGCCGCCCGTGCCGGGGCTGTACTGGCCGTACACGGCGACGCCGCCCGCAGTCAATAACTGCACCTTGGCCGACAGCGGGCAGGTGTGCAGGGGGCGCCAGAAATAGTCCTGGTCGACGGCGGCTGACCTGTCGTTGGTGAGCTTGACGGTCATGCTTGCCCCTCCGCTTTGGCGATGGCGGCGCGGGCGGCGTCACGAATGGTTTTTCGTTCGCATGTGATGTCCATGGCTGCGAATCCGATGTGGATCAACGCCTCCAGCAGTTCCGCGTTCACCGCATGCAGGCGGCGCAGTTCGGCGGCGGCTTGGCAATCCACCTCGTCCATCTCTACGCCGCGCCAGGCGTCCTCCAGCGCCTCAGCCAGACGCAGGGCTTCGGGTTGTGTGGTCATATCGGCGCCCTCACAGTCCACCCCGCGTCACGCAACAGTGCCGCTGCGCGCTCAATCTCGTTGCCGTGCCAGTCACGGTTCAGGCTCCAGCGTCCAGCGTCAAAAGAAACCTGTCCGCGCGCTCTCGGGCCTTTGAGCAGCCCCCATACGTGGCGCGTTTCCAGCTCGCACAGCGCGCCCAGCGTCACTGTGGCCAAGCTGCCGGCGTGGGCCAGCTCGGCCAGCAGCGCAGCGGTCTTGCCGCTTGATTGGGGTGCGTCATCTGCCGAGTCATGCGCACGAGTACTGACGCGGATGTTGCGCGGGTTGCGAAGCAGGGCGTCCCATGGGGTGGCGGTGGTCATGCCTCCGCCCCCTTCAGCGCTGCCCGCAGCCGCCGAATCTCGATCTTGAAAGCATTGGCCTCGCAGACCTTTGCGCAGTGCTCGGAGCCAGCGCGCTCCACGCGCTCCACCGCCTCCAACACCCGCCGCAGCGCCTTCGCGCCTTGGGCAAAGCCGGGCCAGGTCAGCACGTTGGCCGCCTCGTCCAGCGCCTCGATGGCCTGGTGCAAATCGTCTTTCATCATCGTTGTCACAGTTCATCCCTCCTATCCAGCCCGGCCTGCATCAACTCGCGCAGGCTGAGCAGCTGGGTGCGGGTCTCCACCAGGTCGCCAATCAGCTGCGCATACACGCGCAGGTCGTGGTCCAGCATGGCCCGCTGGGCCTCGATGGCGTGGGCGGCTTTCACCAGGTTGGCCACGTCGGCGGCGCGCACCTGGTGGCCACGGGTGGCCATGGCGCGCAGCTTGTCGGGCAAGGTGTTGATCACGCGTGCCGGCGCTTGTGCGCGCCGAGCCGGGCGGATCTGCTGGGTGGGCGCGTGCTCAGCCATGCTCAGGGCCTCCACGTGAACGCGCTGGCCTGCGCCAGGTGCGGGGTGTGCACGGCGCCCTTCTGGCGCACGCTCCACACGGCAAACTGGCTCAGGCTCAGTTCCTTGGCCAGTGCGTAGGTGCTCGCCTCGCTGGCCAGGATGTGCGCGCGAATCTGGGGCGTGACCTTGCGGCCGCGCTTGTCCCACATCGCCCGGCTGGCCTTGGCCTTGCTCAGCAGGCCCTTGACCCGGCCGCTCTTGGCCAGGTACACGCCGTGCGCGTCGCGGTCGCCGCTTTGGCAGTGCGCGGGGTTGACGCAGTCTTTCGACGTGCACGACGAGCGCGCATAGGCCACGTGGCCGGCGGGCAGATCACGCCCGCGTGCCAGCAGCAGGGCAGCGCGCCGGCCGCGCATGATGTGGCCGGGCCTGGGCAAGGCAGGGTGCGTGACGTGCACCTTGGGCACGCCGTCGCACTTGCTCAGGCGCCAGTGCCAGCAGCCGGTGTCGTCGTCCACCGCGCAGCGGATGCGCAAGTCTTCCAGCGTGCGGATGCCGCCCAGGTAGGTGCCGTGGGGGTGTGACATCAGGCGGGCTCCTGCAGATGAATCACGCGCGCGCCAGGCTCGCCGCCGGCCAGCGCCCGGCGCACGCGGTGCGCCACGGCCTCACCGGCCTGAAAGCGCTCAGCCTGAGTAATGCCCGACATCAGCTCCACCCAGCCCGCGCGCAGCGCGTCCAGGGCGGCCAGCTCGGCAGCACGCGCAGCGCGCACGCCGCTTTCGCGCTGGCGGTCCAGCATGGCCGTGCAGGCGTCTTGCGCTGCCTGCACCAGGCCGTGCGGGTCTTGCGCCTTGCGCATGATGACCAGCTGCTCGACCAGGTTGACCGCGTGGAAGATCTCGCTCCAGTGCTTCTGGCTGGCCTGGCCGCGGGCGACGGCTCGCACCGCGTCGTCAATGGCCAAGGCCCACAGGGTCTGGTCGTCCCGGCTCAGCCAGGCCACGCCCTGGATGGCCACCAGATGGGCCTCGGGGTTGACCGGGCGGGGGCGGTAGGCTTTGGTGCGCTTGGGGCGCTGCACAGCGCGGGGCATCAGATCAGCCCTCCCTCGCTGTCCACGGCCACCAGCGCCGCCGGGTCGGCCGGCAGGTGCCGCTCTGGCCACGCCCGCTCCTCCACCCCCCACTCAGCCATCGCCCCATCCAGCAGCCCGTGCAGGCCGGCAAAGTGCTCGCCGTGGTTGTGCAGGTCCACGTCGGCGTCCAGCGTCAGCAGCTCGGCCTCGCTGGCGTGGGCGCGAACGGCGGCGGCCTGGTTGCGATGCAGGCGGATGACCTTGCCGCCCACCAAGTGCACCCAGTGCGCCTCGTTCTGAAAGCGCACGTCGCTGATGACGATGCGGTCGTGCACCGGGTAGGTGTTGGGCAGGCCCGCGCCGGCCAGGCCCAGGCGCAGGGCCATGTGGCGTGTCCAGATGCTGGGGTGCAGGTGGCGGCCCACCTCGGTGCCGATGGTCTGCATCAGCGCGCGGGCGCTCACGCCCAGGCCGGGTATGCGCAGCTCTTTGTAGGCGCGGTCGGTGAGCCAGCGGTGGTCTATGCCGGCTTCTTCCAACAGCAGCAGGGCCATGCTGCGGATGGGGTCCGCAAAGGCGGCCTGGACGAAGCCGTAACGCTGCACCAAATACGCGGCGGCGGTGTCTTTGCCGGCGCCGGCGTGGCCGGCCAGGCCGATGACGATGGGGTCGAGGGTCATGATGGATCCTTAAAACCCACCAGCAATGAATCCGGCATTGGCACGCTGGGGCCAATGGGCCGCCACAAGTGCAGGCAGTTCGGGTGGTTGTTGACGTACTGGCTGCGGGGCGGGTGGAACTGGATAACGCAGTCGTGCTCGTCCCAAAACATGGCCTTGATTTGGCACATCTCATCCCACAGCGGCGGGCGGTCTTTGCGGGACACGCTGACGTGTTCCCAACCGAGTTGGTCTGAGGCAATGACAAACACACGCTGGCCGTGCTTGAGTGGAACTTCAAAGGCTCCGTTGCAGCCAAATCCGCTGTCGCTGCCCATGCGTCCCTCGCGGATGCGGTGCTTTTCAGGTACCCGGAACGTCATGCCATAGCCTCCAGGTGGGGCGGGTGTTGCACCCCCCGGGTGCTCCCAGAGGCACCCGCCCCGATCAATGCTTCAGCCTCGGCATGCGTGGCCGCGTCTTCATCCGTGTGGATCTCATAGCACCCCACCAGCAGCAGGTCCATGCTCTGCTGCAGGGGCGCCAGCCACTTGCCCTGCGCGGTGCAGGCGCGGCCGGCCTTCAGGCGCTTGCGCAGCAGGGCGGCGGTTTGCTCGCCCGCCTCGCCATAGCCGCAGCTCAGCAGGGCGTGCACGCGCGGCCCGGCCATGGCGTGCTGGCGGATCACCACCCGCACCTGGGCCTGCACCACGCCGGGTGCAGACGGGGCGATGCTGCTGCAGCGGAAGGTGCGCTCCACCACGCCCTGCACCCAGGCGCTCATGGCTGGGGCTCCGTGTGGGCGGGCGGCAGCTGCGGGCCCTGGCGCTCGGCCACGGCAATGCACACGCGCAGCCGCGCCGCCTCGCCGCGCAGGTAGCGGATGTGCTGCGGCAGGAAGGCCAGCTCAGACTCCATGTGCTGGATGTCTTCCTCGATCCACTTGAGCTGCCGGCGGTTGGTGTCCAGGCGCACGTGGTGCCGCGCCCAGGCCCAGTAGCGGCGCAGCCACTGCCCGGGCAGGGCCAGCAGGCCAGCGGCGTGCGCGGCCTGGCCGCTGGTGATGCCTTCCAGGTCAATCCAGTGGACGACGGCAGCGGCAAAGAGCACGCCGATGGCGGCGGCCAGCAGCACGCTGGCGATCTGCTCTGTGCGGGCGCGGCTCACAGCAACGCCTCCCCCACCGCAGCCCAGGCGCGGGCAAAGGCGGTGGCTTGTTCAACGCGGGCGTGCTCGGCAGCGTCAGCGGCCAGGGCGGCGGCCAGGGCCGCCAGGTCGGGGTGCAGGTTGTCCATCGCATCCTCCGCCCCCGGCTGTGCCGTTGTCTTGGGGCGTGGATGCGAATGTTAGCAACGCTTTATGGTTTGAGCAATAGCAACGCTACATGCTTTTTCGAAATCAGCTTCTGCGCGGTGTGTCTATAACCTTTGGGGGATGGCAACCGTGGCGATTTGGCCAAGGATAGACCTTGGCGCTTTGCGTCACGCCGCTCCGCGTCTTTGCTGTGCGCCTCGCTCCTTGCGGACCCGGCCGTATTCCTTGAGCATGGCGCCTTCTACTTCTAGGCGCTCGTCTGGGGTGAGCTGGTGCCATTCCCGCTCAGTGATTGCTCTGTGCGGCCAAGAGGCCCGGGAAGGAAGCGCGGCGACAGGACTGGCCAGCTCAGGTTCATGGACGCCTAAGCTAGGCCGCAGCAGTCTGGCTGCGATGCGCACCTGCTCGGCAATGCTGGGCGACACCTCCTCCAGCGGCACCCGCAAGGCCGTGCAGTAAACGACGGCCGCGTCCAGCGAGATCGGGCGATTGCCCGAGATGTGCTGCGAGAGCATGGACGCGCCGCCCTTGAGCTTCCAGTCGCGTGCGAATTCGGCCTTGTTGGTGATGCCGCTTCGAGCCAGCAACTGCGCAAGCCGCTGCCCCTCCTGCTGGTGGTCAGATTCCATGTAAGCAATGCTAGAGCGCGGCAGTTTTAGCGGGGCTTGCGGAATAGCATTTAGCAGTGCTACTATTCCCGCATGAAAGAAAACCCTTCAGCAACAGCTGTGCGCGCAGCGGGAGGCCCGTCGGCTTTGGCTGCCGCACTTGGCGTTTCATCCGCAGCAGTGAGCCAGTGGGTGGCTGGGGTTCGCAAAATTCCTGGCGAGCGCTGCCCCGCCATCGAGCGCGCCACGCAGGCCACCGTCACCGTCGAGACCCTGCGCCCCGACGTGCACTGGGCCCGCATCCCCGACCCCGCCTGGCCCCACCCCGCCGGCCGGCCCGTCATCGACATCGCGCGGCCGCAGGTGGCGGCGCAGGAGGCTGCTTGAACCATGGGACGCATAGCCATCGTCGTCAAGCGCAAGGCAGGTGGAGAAGTCTCTGCCGGGGTGATGTTCCCAGACAGCGTGTCTGCTGACGGCCTGACTCATCTGGCCCAGGCCCTGCACGCAGCCATCAGCCAGGGTTGCGGTTGTGCACGGGATTTCACTGCAGAGCCCGCCGTGCGCCTGATGCTGGACTCGGCCGATGCCATGGCCGACCTGCAGCTACTTGCCGAGTCGGCTGACCGTCTTCCCAAGCTGCGCCAGGCTCTGCTCGACCTTGGCGATTTCTCGACGGAAGTCTCCCTGCTCCAGGGCAATGTCCACGCTGCACCGGGGGCAGGCGATCTTTGTCTTGTTCTTCAACTGCCCGAGCGTGTGCGTGAACTTGCCGCGGCAACTCGGGCAGGTGAGTTCGATGGCGTGTGAGTCCAAGTTCAGCTTCATGGGTGCTCCTTGCGTGGATGGCTGCGTGAGAACTTCCATCGTAAATCGCAAGGGGCGCCCGCCCTTCCTCATCTCCAACCGAGTCTCCACGGGCAGCGGTGCTCTCACAGTCGCCAGCCGCCGCCCCTTTGCGCCAGGCTGGCCGGCCGTGATGCCGGCTGCCGGGCATGGCCGTCGGGTTCTCCTGACCCTCGAGCACGGCCATGCGCGGCGGCGCGTTTTTTCTTCCCACTTCCTGGCAAGCCTGAACCATGGCCGCCATGGTTGCGCAGGCGCCAGGGCGGGCACTGAGCACACGCAAGGGCTGAGCTGATGGCAGGGCAACGAGTCTCCCGAGAGGCCGCTGCCGGCCGCGCCAGCCCCGCTGGACGCAAGGTGGTGGTGCAGTTTGAAGCGCGCATTGGCAACCTGTACCTCACCCGCATGGGCCGCGTGTGCAAGCTGCTGCGCATTGAGCCGGCCACGGCAGACCGGCCCGACCGTCTGCTGGGCTTTGGCTACGTCGATGAGCACAACGTGGTGCTGCGCCAAGGGCCCACGGTGGACGGCTTTGACATGCACGAGCGGGTGGCCAGCCGGTTGTTGACGAGGGTGGGCCAGCCGTGAACCCTCAAGACGTGGTCGGCCAGATGCTGGCAGCAGGGCTGGAGGTGCCGCCCCTGCCGCTGGACCTGACCGGCCGCGTGCGGCGCTTTGGCCCGAAGAAGACGCACTGGTACCGCCTGCGCGAGGTGCGCACCGATGCCGGCACGTTTGTGGTGACCGGCAGCTTTGGCAACTGGCGCGGCCAGGAGAGCCACCGCGTGGAGGTGGACTGGCAGGGCATCAGCCAGGCCGAGCGTGACTCGCTGCAGGCCCGCCGCCAGGCGCAGGCCGAGGCCGACGCCCAAGCCCGCGCCGCTGCCGCCGCCCAGGCCGCCATGACGGCTGCCGATCTGTGGGCCAGCGCCGCGCGTGAACCGATCGGCCAGGTGCCCTACCTCCAGCGCAAGGCCGTGCAGGCCGAGGGCTGCCGCTACCTGCGCGACGGCTCCATCGTCATCCCGCTGCTGCGCTATGACCTGCCGCGCGACCAGGCGCTCAAGGCGCTGCAGGTGATCCGCCCTGATGGCAGCAAGCGCTTCACCCGCGGCTTTGAGAAGCCGGGCTGCTGCCTGCGCCTGGGCCACGTGGTGGTGGGCGAGCCGCTGCTGATCTGCGAGGGCTGGGCCACGGGCCTGAGCCTGCGCATGGCGGTGGACCGCAAGCTGCCCGTGTTTGTGGGCCTGGACGCGGGCAACCTGCTGCACGTGGCGCAGCTGCTGCGCGGCCTGCACCCGCACAGCCCGCTGCTGATCTGCGCCGACGACGACTGGCGCACCGAGGGCAACCCTGGCCGGCTGAAGGCGCACCAGGCCAGCCGTGCGGTGGAGGACTGCCACTACACCTGGCCGATCTGGGCCCGCATGCCCCGTGGCCCCAAGGACACGGATTTCAACGACCTGCACTTGAGTGCAGGCCTGGGCGTGGTGCGGCGGCAGCTGCGGCACGCGTTCTACGTACTCGGCTCGGAAATCCTCACGGAATCGCTGAATGTCGCAGCCTGACAACGTCATCCGAATGGCAGAAGAACCTCCCACCCCACCGGCCGGCGCAAACGCGCCCAGCGAGGGGGGAGGGGGCCTGCATGAGCTGCTGTCGCAACTGGTGCGCATGGCCGGCGTGGAGGGCAAGCGCCCACGCGCACCCGCACCAGGCCGCCCGCGCAAGGCCCGCATGGCCAACCCGGGCGCGGTGGGCCGGCTGCTGGAGAGCTTTGCGCTGATCTACGGCACGCAGACCGTGTGGGACGACGAGACGCGGCGCATCGTGCCCGTCAACGCGCTGCGCCTGGCCATGACGAATGACGCCGTGAAGGCCTGGCTCAACAGCCCGGAGCGGCGCATGGTCAAGCCCGAGGAGCTGCAGTTCGAGCCCGGGCGCGAGCTCGAGGCGCCCTGCATCAACCTGTTCGACGGCTTCGAGATGCAGCCGAAGAAGGGCGACTGCCGCGCCATCATCGAGCTGCTGCAGTACCTGTGCGGCGAGAGCGCAGCCACGCCTGAGGGCTGCGCCGAGGTGTGCGCCTGGGTGCTGCGCTGGCTGGCCCTGCCGCTGCAGCGCCCCGGCGCCAAGATGCGCAGCGCGCTGGTGTTTCACGGCCCGCAGGGCGCGGGCAAGAACCTGCTGTTCGAGATCGTGGCCGGCATCTACGGCAAATATGCCCTGGTGGTGGGGCAGGACCAGCTCGAAGACAAGTTCAACGACTGGGCCAGCATGAAGCTGTTTCTGATCGGGGACGAGGTGGTGGCGCGGGCCGAGCTGTACCACCACAAGAACAAGCTCAAGAGCTTCATCACGGGCGAGACGATCCAGATCAACGCCAAGATGATGCCGCTGCGCACCGAGTCCAACCACTGCAATGTGGTGTTCCTCAGCAACGAGCAGCAGCCCCTGGCCCTGGAGCCGGGCGACCGGCGGTACATGGTGGTCTACACCCCGCCGCGCGATGAGCAGGGCCTGTACGCCCGCGTGGCGCAGTGCCTGGCCAACGGCGGCGCGCAGGCGTTCTATGAGTTCCTCATGACGCTGCCGCTGGACGGGTTTGACGAGTTCCAGATCCCGCCCATGACGCGGGCCAAAGAAGACCTGATCGAGCTGGGCCTGCGCCCGCAGGAGCGCTTCGTGCGCGAATGGGTGGCGGGTTATCTCCCCCTCCCTCTGAGGGTATGCAGCACCGAGCAGCTCTACCGCGCCTTTCAGCGCTGGGCCCAGGCCACGGGTGAGCGCTTTCCACCAGCGCAGGTGGTCTTCAGCAAGGGCGTGGAGAAGGCGGCACGCGGCAAGCTGCGCTGCCACAGCGTGAAGCTGGACCAGGGGCAGAACGGCAAGCAGGCCATCCGCGTGTGGATACCTGGCGAGGCCGGGCCACCAGACGGCCAGACCATGGGTGAGTGGGCCAAGGAAAGCTGCGCGGCCTTTGAGAGCGACATGGCCCGCTTTGGCCGGCACTTTGGCGGCAGCAAGAGCGAGGACGGCGACACATGACACGCCCCACCGGTTGCGCGGGTTGCGCGGCGGTTGCGCGGCGGTTGCGCCGGAAACCCGCGTGGTTACGTGAGTTACGCGACTTTCGCGCTCACGCACACATGAGCAAAACACCCAAAGTGTTTTTCCACCAGCAACCTCTTTACGCGGGTTTTCGCGTAACTCGCGCAACCACGGGCATATGTCGCGCAACCACTCGCGCAACCACCCCGCAACCAACACCCCCATCACGTAACCAAACCATGAGTGAGAAGACGAAGGGCGGGTTGAGGGATGAGATGCCGGGTGCTGCGGCTTTGGTGGACGAACTGCGCCAGATGTTCGGCCAGGCCTGGGTGGATGCCGCCCTGCGCGAAGGCCTGCGCCTGCAGCGTGAGCACGCCAGGCGGGCTGCAGAGCAGGGCCAAGCTGCAGCAGACCAATGGCTGGACGCCCAGCCCCATCAAGCCCCTGCGCTGCGTGTCAGCGAAGGCGGCGCGGTGGTGGGGGCACTGGCGGGTAACAGGCCGCCTCGGGTGACTTCAGAAAAAAAACACCCCCCCCGGGGGGGTGTCTTCTACGGCAGGGCCTGAACCATGCGCGTCACGCTGACATCCAACATCGCCGAGGTGCGGGCCCAGCTCACGCAGTTCAGCGACCGCCGCTTCAACGCGGCCATGGCCACCGCGCTGACGCGCACCGCCGTGCAGGTGCGTGACGCCGTGCAGATCGAAATGCCCCGCGTGCTGGACCGGCCCACGCCCTACACCACGCGGCAGCTGCGCTACGTGGCCGCCAAGGCCGACCGCCTGGCCGCCGCCGTGGGTTTCAACGTGGTCAACGTCACCGACGAGCGTGGCGCCACCATTGCCTTCAGGGACCTGGGCGCCGGCGAGACGCCCGCGGGCAAGTACCTGCAACCCAACATCACGGGCGGCGAGCGCCGCGCCAAGCGCCTGGAGGTGGCGCTGCGTGCGCTAGGTGCGCTGCCTGACGGCTGGCTGGCCGTGCCAGGCCAAGGCGCCACGCTGGACGCCTACGGCAACGTGAGCCGCGGCCAAGTGCTGCAGGTGCTAAGCCAGCTGCGGGTGCAGCTGGTGGCTGGCACCAACCGCAACATGAGCGGCGATGCGCGCAAGCAGATAGCAGCGCAGCGCCGTGCTGGTGGCCGTTACTACGTCGTGCCTCCAGGCAAGGGCAAGGTGCAGCCAGGCATCTACCAGCGCGAGTTCATCGGTCGCAGCGTCACGCCTGTGTTCATCTTCGTGCGCGGCGCCAACTACAAACCCCGCTTCGATTTCGACGGCGTGAGCCAGCGCCTGGCCGCGCAGAACCTGCCGGTGCAAGTCCAGCGCTCCATCGCCGAGAGCCTGCAGCGCCTGCAGGCACGTGGCACCTGAACCATGGCCCACCACCCCACCACCCACCCCCTGCCCACCCCCCGGTCTGGGTCCTCCCTGGTCCTCCCCCTCGCGGGTAATTCGAACCCCGCGTTTTCGCTAGTCGGTCCCGCGCGGACTTTGTACGGCTGAAGGTGCGCTGATGCCTGTCGGTACGGTCCAGCTCATCACCCAGGCCGAGTACGCCCGGCGCCGCGGCTGCACCGAGGGCGCGGTGCGGCGCGCGGTGCGCGATGGGCGGATCAGCCTCATCAACGGCAAGATCGACCCCGTGGCCGCGGACGCGCAGTGGGCGCGCAACACGCGCGTGCGGGCGGGCAGCCGGGCCACCGACGACGTCAACCTTAGCGGCAGCGGCGGCACCGGCGGCACCGCCGCTGGCGACGATGACGACGATGAAGACAACGCCGCCGGCTATTGGAAGAGCCGCGCCAGGCGCGAGCGGGCCGAGGCCGAGCTGGCCGAGCTGAAGCTGGCCGAGCTGCAAGGCCAGCTGGTGCGCGCCGATGACTGGGCCGCCGCCCTGGCCAAGCGCGCCGCCGCCTTCCGCGAAGGCCTGCTGCAGATCCCCGCCCGCTTGGCGGCGCAGCTGGCCGCCGAGACCGACCAGGCGCGCATCCACGGCCTGCTCGAGGACGAGCTGCGCCAGGTGATGTCGCAGCTCACCGCCGCCACCTGACGCATGGGCGCCCGCGACCTCCCGCACCAGCTCGTTGACGCGCAGCAGCGCGTCGATGAAATCCTGCGCGAGTTTGCGGCCATGCCTGCGCGCATCGGCGTGGCCCAGTGGTCCGAGCGCTCCATCATCCTCAGCGCCAAAGACAGCGCCGAGCCCGGCCCCTACCGCAGCGCCCGCACGCCCTACGCCAGCGAGCCGATGGACTGCCTCAGCCAGCACAGCACCGTGGAAGAGGTGGTGCTGATGTGGGGCGCGCAGACCGGCAAGACGCGCATCGGCTCCAACTGGCTGGGCTACCTGGTGGACACCAACCCCGGGCCGGTGATGATCGTGCAGCCCACCATCGACATGGCCAAGCGCTACAGCCGCCAGCGCCTGGCGCCCATGATC